TGTCACAAGAAAGTAGAGACATCGATCTCGATGGTACTCATGATGGCGATGCTGAAGATCCTGACATTTATGACGGAGAAGGCGAGCAACCTGGCGCAGAAACACTTCCCGACGGCGCCGATGTCAGTGAAATCGGACAACAGATGGGCGGCGAAGAGCAACCCATCGATGAAACGATGGAACACGGCGAAACGGAAGAAATGCCCAGTTTGGAAGAAGACGGTGAGCCGACGCAACCGTCCGCTCTCGATAATGAGTTTAGAACGATTCCCACCGTACAGGATCCGACTGGTCAGCAGCAAATGAACCCCCCGGCCGATGACGGTGTCTTATTCGGGGATGCCCCAGAACGCCGAACAAAAAAAGTTGGTTACTATTAAATGGAACTTTCCGACTATTTAAGAGACCCAATCTGGGCGGCCGCGATTGGTGGTGGTATTACAGCAGGGTATATACATGCTAAAGCACACCTCAACAAAGAGGGTAAATTGCAACCGAGTGCGTACACGAAGCCCGCGGCGTTGGTTGCCATACTTATATATTTTATCGTTTCCATGGGCGTTGGGCAACGTGAGACCATCTCGACGGAACCGTTTTAAACTCAAACTTAAAGATTAGATAGTAAATATATTCATAAAAATGGCGAGCGTGTCAGCGTTCACAGACATGATGTCACAATTTCTTGTGGAATTACATAAGGTTTTCCCACAGGAGAAGGGTATTAAAAAATTTATGGCTCAGTTGGAATTGGCCAAAACCGCGAATCCGAGATTGGTTGTCGATGGATTTATGAAGGGGATTACCCCGTACGCGGATAAAATCAGTAACAAGGACGAATCGTTCTTATTAAACGAAGTTGATAATATCGAATATCTCAAGGATCTTAATTTGAAGGAGAATTGGAATGATAGCTTATCTTCCAACACGAAGGACGCAATTTGGCAGTATTTACAAACCTTATATATGTTAGGTACCACGATTACAGCCATTCCCGCCGAGACACTCTCAATGATTGAGGGTATCGCCAAGGATTGTGCCGACAAGATGGAAAACGAGGGAGGTGAATTGGATGAAGCCGCTCTCATGAAAACCATGAACAGTATGTTTGGTGGTATGTTGAAAAAATAAACTTATGATATACTAAATGACAAAGGTTTGGTTCGAAGATCCAAGACAGATCATCCGACAAGACAAGATTTCGCAGTTTTGGCCTAATAATAAACAGACACCAGCCGAGCGTGTTAATTCGGCTTCAAGATTTATAATTTACACTACTTGCTTTTTATACTTAATTCGTAGGGATATTAGAGTGTTTGTCCTAGGTGCAACCTCTTTGGGTGTTCTTTATGTTATGTACAGGAGTAACATGATTAAAGAAACATATGGCGTTCCCACGCGATCTACGGGTTCTGGATGTCAAATGCCATCTGGAGACAATCCAATGGGTAATGTTTTATTGACAGACATCACAGATCGTCCTAATCGCCCTCCAGCGTGTGAATACTCTTCGGTGCGACCCATTATTCATGCTTTAGTCGATCAGCGCGTACCGTTCGATGCTGGTCGATCTCGTTCTCCCCTCCCTCATATCCAACGCAAAGCGGCTTCTCGGCAATTCATTACCGCACCGGTCTCTATGGTTCCGGGAGATCAAACCGCATTTGCTGAATGGTTATATGGACCCAAAAATGGCGTATCCTGTAAGGGTGGAAGTCAGTTTGCATGCAACCCGAATGCTCGGGGTGTTCAATTAGAGGCGTTCGCAGGAATTGGAAGTGATGGAGACAAACGAAGTGGTATGCACGGGTTCACACATGTCTAAATATAAATCTCACATAATAATAAATGGCGTACCAACTCCAGCCCGGATTATCCCTCGTTGAAAATCCGGCTCTTCCGAAGAGCAGCGCGACCGATGATGTTTTTGTTTACCCTCAACCCAGTTCTATCAGCATGGGTACTCGTCCCAATACGATGTTATATGGCACAGCTCCCGCCAAATTTGGCAAGGGTGCCCCTGCCCAATATGTTGAAACGAGCGATCGTTTGAGACCGCAAAGTACATCTACACACAACAAACAACCGATCAAGACATGGGAGCGAGGTATCTTCCCGGTTCAAGACAAGGGTGTCGTTTTGCCGCCCCAATCCGTGGCATACAAAGGCCCGGCGAGTACTCGTGCTGATCTCCAGAACGGCCTGTTTGACAAGAGATATAATTAAAAATGTTTTGATAATATAAGAATGGCTGATCCTATTTCCGTTTTGGCGGTTGCCGGTCTGGTATATGCGGGACGTGCCCTGAGCACAGAATCGAATCCAGCAGAATCGGTCCCAAAGGAAGAAATTATTGAAGCTCCCTCTGAACAAACTCTTTCCGATAAAGTTCCTAAATTTAATCAAACACAATTTGCCCCTAGAACGGAAATACCCCAGAAGAAGGAGATGGCTACCTTTGCCGATGTGGCTCCCATGCCCAGAAGCGGAGGTCAGGAAATCCTCGACATGCGAGAGCGTATGTATGATCAGGGTAAAATGAATAACCTGGCTCCCATCGAAAAACAACTCGTTGGACCGGGCTTAGGTAACCCGGATGCTCCGGCGACGGGTGGATTTCAACAACTTTTCCGTGTTAATCCTACATTAGTTGGTGCTCACAAGCTTACGCAATTACCGGGCCGTGTCACGGGTCCAGGACATGACATAGGCGGTGGTCTTAGAACGGCCGCCCCGACGGTTGGTCATAATATGCCAGAAAAGACGGCGTTCCTTCCGGATCGTCTCCCGAATGCTGGTGGTTATGCCCAAGGCATGTCCGGTGCCCGGACTCGTCCGTCTCATCAACGCACGATGCGAACTACCAATCGCGCAGAGACTGGTTTGCGAACAGATGGTTTAGGTTATGCCCCGGCTAAACGCGTAGTCAGTGGCTTAACGAATGCCCAAGATATCACCCGACTCAAGAACGATGAACACACTCAACAATTCTACTATAACAACCAACCGGCTCCGGGTATTAGTAACTTCTATAACGGACACAACGTTGCTCCGGCTACCAATCTCGCATTGGAAAACAAGCGGGGTCACGGTTATTCCGCCGAGCAGCTTCAAAAGTACGGTTTCCGCGCGGATGATCGTCGCGGTAACCCCAACCGTCGTGGTAATGCCGGAAGGATGAACGTCCGTGAGGCTCCATTAAAGACGACGGGCTTGGTTACCAGTGTTCGCTCCGATACGAGTCGCATCGATGGTCGCGATGGTGTGATGAGTGGTGGCTGGACGCAACAATACAACCAGGTGCCGTATCACAACTTCAATCCTAACAAAGACGCTCCTAACCCGTATGCGACGTCTGGTTCTGCGGGCTTAGATGTCGCCAAGGAACAACTCAAGAATAACCCGATCGCTCAAAAACTGTACAAATAAGTATTTTATATCCCAGAACAAGAGTTAAACACTCATTAAAATTATATCACCTAATTTTAATGAAGGTTCATACCTTAGATGTCGACAGTAGTCATCGCGATCCCGTAAAGTACACGAATCCAAATGACTACGTCGTTAGTCTTGAGAGTCCAATTTATGACATCTCACAAATTAAACTAGTCAGTGCGCGTATTCCTACACCTCAATTATTGATATGTGAAAGCAATCGTAGCTTTAAATTTAGGGCGACCAATCAAGGTGGTACCACACAAGAGTTTGGTGTATCACTAGATACAGGAAACTATACAACAAGTACTTTTCCCAGCTTGTTCCAAAGTGTTGGAGGTTATAATTTTAACATATCTTACAATGCCGCAAAGAATAGGTTTCAGATGGGTCAGCCCACAGACCCCAACGGGGCAAATCTACAATTTCTTAGATTTATGTTTAAAACTGGACAAAATGGATACGATGATTCAAATTCAGAATACACGACACCACATCAAATCTTTGGACTACCCGCCCAGGATATACAAATGATCGGTGGTGATTTTGGCGCACCGAATTTCGATGGACCAAATTCCCTAGTAATTCACATTTCTTCTGGATCAGAAGAGTTAAATCAAACTCTTCCTACATCTGGTCAAACACCTTATTATACGGGTCACATTCTCCTACCCGGCGCTAAACCATTCGTTAATGTTAATGGGAGAGACGATAAGGTTACGCATGAATTTCACTCCGGTAGTCTTAAATCCATAAGAGACTTGCGAATTCAGTTTTTTTACATGAGCCATGGTCGTCTCATTCCATATGATTTTAGAAACCAAGATCACATCCTGAAATTTGAAATTACATGTTCTACGGATAAACTCGAAAACCTTTCTAAACAACAGACGCCCCTATCGCGATTTGAATTACCGCCACCAATAAGCATTCCAGAAATGGAGAATCCTTATAGATGGAAAGAATATCTTTCTATCGTTGGTATTGTTTTATTAGGATTGGTTGTTATATTAATAACTACTAAACCGAGATCACAAATAGCTGTGAAGCTTCTTCCTGTTCCCCCGAAGCTTACTGGGTGATCGCATACACCGGTTGGAGCGGCTTACGCACACGGTTGGAGACGCGAGACATCACCAAATAGACCGTCACGGACAACAAAGTGGTGAAAAGCGCAGTGAGAGCGAAGTGCTGACCACCGTTACGCTTAACAGTGACGATTTGCTGAATGGCCCAACGGACGAGGTCCATCCACGAGAGAGCGGCGGCGAAGGTGAAACCCGCGACGACGGCGTTTAAGCTTTGGGATTCCAATTCTTGGGTAACGAGACCAACGGTATCGGCGAGGGCAGACATTATATTTAAAGTATAATGAGAAATTATTCTGGAAGTAGCTCTTCTTCTGTTACAAATTTTTTATACTTATCCTGGTTATATCCTTTCGTCCTGGATTTCTTTACTTTCTTCTTTATTTCAAAAAGTTGTATTGTTTCTGTTTCGCTTCCGGCAACACTACTACTATCTGTACTAGTATCACTTTCATCGTCACTCGACTCTTCGGATGAACTGGATCCACCCTCAATCTCTTTTAATTTAGTCGAAGTAGTCCATCCTTCGATCGACGACGTGTTCATTATTATCTATGGCGTTTTTTATCATTTCCTCCACCGGCGTTTTGGGTTCCCAGTCTCCCCATCTCTCATACGATTCATTTACGTC